GTGCAGGTGTCGTTTGATTGCCTCTTGTTGCCGGGTTCGGTGTGGTTTGCTGATTATGTGCCGCAACCTTATGCGCGTATTCCCGCGTGGGTCGCTGATTACGATGGCGGCGTTTATGGTGTCGGCGATGCGCGCGGGGTTGTCGGCGACCTGGCAGCGGTGTCTGGCACCTATGAGGTGTGGCAAAAAAACAGCGACGGCACGCATGAATTCAAGGGCGTGACTTATGCGGCGAATATTCCAGCAACCGCACCCGCTGGAGTTGATTGGCTTGTGGGGTTTGACCTATGACACGATCCATTCCAGCCGATTCTGAGATTTTCGCAGAGACCAGCCAGCACGCAATCTTGCCGTTCCTGCGGATCGACCATCCTTCGCTTGCCGAGCCTATCCGAGTTGTCTCGGATATTGTCGATTACTCATGGAGCGGTGAAACGTGGGTGGGCGTGCCGTTCGGTTTCCGCCTGCTGACCGATGGTGAGGCCGCGCCAGAAACGCAAATCGTTGTGCAGAATGTTGACCGCGCCATTGGTACGGCTCTGCGGAAAATGAGCGGCTCCGCAACGATTAGCCTATGGGTTCTCACAAGCGCCGACTTCCCGCCCCCCGCTGATCCTCCAGTATCGCCGGGCGTGGTGACGCCGCTCTACTCCTTTGAGGGCTATGATTTGGTTGATGTGACGATTGATCCGATCCAGATAAGCGGGCGGGTCGTTATTCGCGACTATGCGACGGAAAGTTATCCTGGCGTTCGAGCTACGCAATCGCGATGCCCTGGTCTTTTCGCATGACGTGGTGGGGGCCATACATCGGCAAATCATATGCTGATTTGAATTGCTGGCAATTGGTGCGCGCGGTCTATCGCGACGTTCTCGGCATCGACCCACCTCATCACAGCGATATTGCCGCAAGTGACCTTCGTGCCGTTGCGCGCGGCATTGATGCCGAGGCAGCACTCTGGGCTGAAGCTGATGGTTCGCGGCCTCTTGATGTGGTGTTGATGCGCAAGCACCGTTTGCCGATTCATGTCGGTGTGATAACAATGCCAGGCTGGATGCTGCACACGGAAAAAGAGACAGACGCGGTGCATGTGCCGATTGACCGTCTCAGCGTGCGGGGCAGGATCGTTGGATTTAGGAGATTGCCGGGATGACCGTCCGCGCCATTTATCGCAAGCCATTCTCGCTGGACATGCCCGCATCCGGCGTCAATTTTCGCGGCGGGATCACGGTCGCGTCTATTGGTAAATCGCTTGGAATTGGTGACGAATTCGAGGCCGAAAACGGCTTTGCGCTGATTGACGGCGTGCAGGTCGAGTTATCTGCGATTGTGCAGGACGGATGCAAGGTCGAGTTTGGCCACGCGGTCGAGGGCGGCGGCGAAGATAGCGGCAAGCAGGTCTTGTCCATCGTTGCAGCGTTGGGCTTGAGTTTGGCGACCGGGGGCATTGCTGGCGGGTTATTGGAGACGGCTGGCGGTCTTTTTGCGGCGGGTTCTACATCCGCCAATCTGCTTGCAGGCGGCGTTGGCCTGATCGGATCATTGCTCTTGAACGGCCTGACGCCGCCGCCGACTTTTGACGGCGCTGACGATAACACGTCGCGAACAGCTGGCGTTGGCAGCAACGCCCTTGCCGCGAATGGCATTGTGCCGCGCGTGATAGGTGAGCGCCGCGTTGCCCCCGTCCTTCTGGCACAGCCGCTTGTGACGTTGCGCGGGCGTGACGAGGTGGTCGAAGCGGTCTATGGCCTTAACGGGCCGCATCGGTTGCAGGACATCAAGATCGGATCTGCGGAAGCGTCGTCAATGGCGGGTGTGGAAACGGAAACGCGCGCCGGTTTTGCCGGGGCCGCGCCGCTGAAATTGCTTGACCGGTACGGCGTGACGCAATCGCTGAATGCCGAGTTGAAGGGCCATCTTGTCGAAAGCGACGAGCAAGCCACCTTGAGCCGTGATGTTGACGTGACACTTGCGACCCCGCAGGCAATGACGCTGGCCACACGGCAATCACCTGATGAGCATCAAATCCAGATCGGATTTCCGCAGGGCATTGGTCGCGCATCGGACGAGGGTGACAAATTGCGCATTCCGTTTCGGCTGCGCATCCGGCCATCCGGCGGCGATTGGGTCAACTTGCCTGAGTTGCACTATCGTGCCGCTGAAACGCGCCTCATTCGCACGGCAGTGCGGCTGTTATGGCAGGACGAAGGCACAATAGCGCCGGAAATTAGCGCAACTAGTGGGTGGGTTGAGGCCATAACGACCGTTAGCGGGCAGAATGTCACGCCTGCAACGGATGATTGGGAGGCTGACAGCTATTTCTATGACGGCTCCGGTGATGTTGAAATGTGGGGTAACAATCTCGGCACAACGGGCGTGCAGCACGTCTACGCTGATGCAGACGAGGTGCGGATACACCTAGACCCGGCAACATTCGCGCCGGGGCAGTATGAAATAGAGATCAGGCGCGGGTGCGCGGTCAGAGAATCGACGTGGAGTCGGTCGGCTTATACAGTTGGCGGGTTGTATCGCGATCTATTTTGGTATCACGGCACCAAACCGGTAATTCCTCAGACCCGCGAGGGCTTGGCGGATACGGTCGCGGTTCTCAGGTCGGTTTCGATTTGGAACAAGCCTCCGGTCACGTCAGACGACTTCGCTTTGATCGCCGTGAGGGCGCGCAACGTGCAGGTCAATGACTTGACCGTTCTAGCGGGCGGGTGGGTCAAGGATTGGGGCGGGTCGGCGTGGGATACATGGTCGATCACCAGCAATCCAGCGCCGCACATGCGCGACATTTTTGCCGGGGCGCAAAACCTTGACCCGCTGCCCGAGGCTAATATCGACGATACGAATATGATGGTGCCGTTCAGGACGTTCTGCACAGCGCAAGGGTATGAGTGCAACGCGCTGTTGCGGGGCGTATCCGTCTATGAAGCCACTAACATGGTCGCGGCTTGCGGTTATGGCCGCGCATATATGTCCGAGGTCTGGGGCGTCGTGTGGGATCGCGACAGAAGTGCCGACAGTCCGTCGCAACTGTTCACGCCACGCAATAGCGCCGGTTTCACCATTCGAAAATCATTTGCCCGCTTGCCAGATGGTTTGCGGGTCACGTTCGACAACTCGGCAAACGAATGGGACACGGAGCAAATCCTTGTCTATCGTCGCGGCGTGTCGCGCGACACCGGGCGCACAGAACAGGTGCGGTATGAGGGCATTGACACCGAGGCGGCGGCGATTGCCCGCGCTGAATATGATTTGGCTGTTCTTGAGCGGCGCGCGGCAACGTATTCTGCGGACGTTCCGCCCGAGGCCATTGTTTCACGGCGCGGGGATCTGGTGGCGTTTTCGCATGACAGCCTAAGCGCGCGACATGGCGAAGGCCGGGTTATTGCTGGCGGGGCGTCGGGTGTTATTCTTGACACGGTTGTGCCGTTAGTGAGTGAGCTTGAACTCTATGCCGTTTCTGACGTCTACGACATTGCCGACCTGTGGGATGCAGGCCAGCAAAGCGCGGCGGCAGTGCGGCGGGCTGACGGTACGGTTGACGTTGTGGCCCTGACATGCACGACAGGGACTAGCGACACATTGACATTTGCCGCACCAACAACGCATATTGACGAGGGCGACCTGATCGCGGTTGGTCCGGTTGAAACAGAGATTTTGCGCTTGGTGGTCGCGTCTATCACGCCGCAATCAGATCTAATGGCGTCAATGTCGTTTGTTGACGAGGCATCGGAGTTGTTCGCATAATGGCCACCAGAGACACAATACCGGCCTCGCCGCTGACGTTCACAAGCCACGCGGCTGATCTTGACGATAAATTTGGTGCGCTGTTCGACGGCGCATCCTTCCCGCTGACTTCGGTTGGCGGTACGGCGAACGCGGTCACGGCTACGCTCGTTCCCGCACTTGATGGCGACGGCCTGCAAGACGGCATGTGTTTTACGATAACGTGGGCATCAGACAACACCGGTAACGTGACGTTGGCCATAAATGGCGGGTCTGCGCTTGCGGTCAATCAGGCGGATGGCACGGCAATTCCCGCTGGCGGCGCGGCATCTGGCTTGCGCTCATTGCTGGAATATGTGGGCGGCGCGTTCAGAATGCTGACCGCCGTGGGTTCTGATGCGGCTTCGGGCCGGTCGCATGAAATCATCACGGCTTCGCAATCGTGGACCGTTCCAGACCTGCCAGACGATACGCCCGTTGCGGTTCAGGTGTGGGGCGGCGGTGGCGGTGGGCATAACGTATCAGGCGGTGGCGGCGGCGGTGGGGGCGGTTACTCCTACGCAATTTTTCGGCTTGGCGATCTCGGGGCGTCAGTAACCTGCACAATTGGCGCAGGCGGCGCGGCGGCTTCAAATGGCGGCAACACGACATTCGGTTCGCACCTGGCCGCTTACGGCGGGCAGCGCGGGCAGGGGACGAGCGGCGGCACGGGCGCGGGTGCTAGTGAGTCTGGGAACGCTGGCGGGTATCTTGGCGGTGGCGTGGGGGTAGTTGACCCTGGCGTATCTGGTCCCTCCGATGCGACCGGCCAATAAGGCGGCGGCGGTG